GTGTTAAGACCGCCTTGGCAGAATACTTTGAAGGATGCTAAGTTATCAGCCATTATGCACCGTCATTAAATGAACTAGTTCTTGCTTTACCTATAACAGTAGAACGGACAGAGATAGCATCATCCATCAATACTCTACGCATAGACTTGATGCCATCCTCAAAGTTATTCTGATGCATAGCTGCACTCTGTTCATTACTACGGAAGCGCATCATAAACATCATAGCACCATCAATAACTACGTGCTTAAAACGATCAGGTATAACTGCTACGTCATCATATACAGTCATATCTGAGGGGTAAGACCAATATACGTATTCTACTTCATATGCTGCGTTAGGGATAGGTGTAACACCGAAAGACTCACCTAGTGTTTGATATACACGAATGGGTGGCCCATCACCGTTAACTTGATCACCACTATCATCTGATGCACGTACATTCTGTGTATACTCTTCAAAAGACATAGGCTTCAAGTTCATTGGGCTGTTACCCTCTGAGCTTAGCTTCTTAAGGTAGAACGTATCCCAGTCAACACTAGAGTAGTCTGATGGGAAGCTATACTGTCTAGTGCCGATAGTAAGTGTCTGTGTATAAGTAGTCTTAAGGAAAGGCCACTCTTGACCATCCTGCAGAATAAGTCTAATGCTACTGTTGATTGCGTCTTTAGCTAAGGCTTGAACGTTACGTACTGTATCAAAGCCATCACCAGCAGTATCTAGTGTGACTTCGTTAAGTCTACGTAGTAGTTCATTTGTTAGTGCGACAAAAGTAGCCATAGAGTTATCCTACTATTAAATGTGCTGAAGGGCCAGCCTCTTGACAAGACCAGCCCAACAAGCTATGTAATACTAAGCAGCGTTGTAACGTGCTGTGATAAGCGCTTCTGGGCGTAGGATTTTACGTCCATATAGGTGCATACCACGTACGATGTCTGCGAATGAATCAGGGTCACGGTAGTTCTCAACTTTGTTGATTTGCTCCGCTGATGCTACTGCATCTTCCTGACCTGCAACGATAACACCGTAGTTGTCGTTTTGTGCTGTTGTACCTGAAGTACCTGCGCCTGTACCTTTTGCTGGTAGGTTGTTTGAAACATAAACACGGAAGCCGTGTAGGTTGTTCAATACCAAGCCATTCATTAGGCCAGTGCCACCGAAGTCAGCGTTAAGTACACGTGAGTCTTCGTCTTTCAGCATTTCCATGAATACTGGGTCTACAACGATCCAGCGTCCACGAGCGTCAACGTTTGCTGTGTCCATCTTACGAGCCATACGAGCTACGACTGTTAGAGGAGATACAGTTGTTGCTGACAATGCAGTTGCACCTGGTAGGCGTGGTGCTAGAGGAACTGAGTCACCTGCTGTTGCTGTAGCAGCAATAGTCAAGTTACCGAAATCAGTTGCGTCTAGGTGGTTCGCTGTTAGGAACTCGCCTGTTAGGTTACCTGCTGTGTCATGTTGTGCATCACCAGATGTTGCAGTTGAATACTCACCTGCTGATGTGTGACCTGACAAGTACTGCATCACGTCTGAGTCCATTGAGTCAGCCATTTTATATGCTGCACGATCAGCCGCTAGTGATACATAGTCAACGTTTGCGAACTGGTCTTCGATGTCATCCATTTTGAATGCGAAGTAGTTTGCTTTGTCGATAGTCAATGAGAAGTCTTCATCGTTTAGCTTCTCAACAGAAATAGCTGTGTGACGCTCAAGAGCGTTAACAGTTACGTCTGGTTCTTTCTGAATACGAACAACATCACCTTGGTTGGCGATCTCACCGAAGTAAGAGTTGTTTGTAATTGCGTTAGTCACAGCCGCTTTACGTAGAGCGATCTGTGCCTGTTTGGAGTAGATAATCGGGGAGAAGTTCCCGTCAAAACCACCCGATGCGGATGTAATAGCCATAGTTAATTTCTCCTTATAGATATGGCGTGAAAGTTACACTACATATCCACTAAAGAGGCTCTTTGTAGTAGGGTGGTCAGCTATACATTAAGGGTGGCCGCCCTATATGCGCTGGGCCTATACTCTGAGGTAGTTCTTTGTCGTGGCTAGTGCTTAAAAGCATACACACTTATTTTGTGTATATGCTATAGTTTTACTTATGACTTAAGCTTTGTCAAGCTATTTCTTCGAAACATCATAAATAAACTTACCAGAGCGCTGAGCTTCCATGATCTCGTCCATGCGCTTCTCGTATTCTTTGATAGACATCTTAGCTACTTGTGATTCACGCAAGTACTTAGACTCTTCAGTATCGTTAGGTGTAGTAGTGCGTTTAGTCATGACAGACGATGCCGCACCCTTATCACTTGAACTTTTCTTAGACTTACCTGTAATACCCTTGTCAACTTTATACAAGTCAATCACACGAGCTACAGACTTAGCGTCTTCTACATTCTCATACAGAGCATCTTGTACCCACTTAGGCTGATCTTTAGCCCATTCATGGAATGTATCGTCTGCACGTATCTCACCAAAGTCAGGGTGGATAGCCGCTAGTTCTGCTTCAGCTTTCTCACGCTTAGCTGTAACACGTAGCTCTTCAATCTCTTTCAAGCGTCCGTCTAACTCAGTAGCACGTTCATCAGCTTTCTTAGCTGCGATAGCTTCAACGATACCTGCTACATCTGGATACTTCTTAGCCCATGCTTCAATCTCGTCATTAGACTTAGGAAGTACAAGCTCATTCTTTGTAGCTGCTTCAAGTTGCTTCTCTAGCTTTTCTAGTTTAGCAGATACCTCTTTATCTTTCTCTTGCATATGGCGGCGTAGATCACCGTAGCGTTGCTTGAAGGTCTTCTCTTCAGCGCTTAGCTCTGTATCATCCGCTTCTTGTGTTTCGGTTTTAACTGGCTCTTTCGCTTCTTGTTTAGAAACACTTTCTGCCTGAACTGAGGTGTCCTCAGAGCTTTCGCTATCGGGTTCACTATCGGTGGCTTCTTCCTGCGTTTCATCTTCTTGTGCCATGCCAGCTTGTTTCATCAACTCACGTAGTTCTTCTTCGTCACGTTTAACTCGTGCTTGATTACGCATGTGTGATGCAGAGTTTACCTCTACTTGTTGTACTTCAGCCATTGTTTACTCCTTATGTTGGGGCCAGTCAAGTGTGACTGGGTAGCCTTATAGTTATATGGGTGTTGTTATTATTCGTCCCAGTCCATAGCTGCTTGTTGACCTGCTGTTAGACTAGATTGGTTCTGAACAACTTCATTACCGCTATCGTCAATAGTAGATACAACAGGATCGTCTGGGTTATTTAGTACAGTACCTGTTGCTATAGTAGCGCCTGTTGGTATTACTGTAGGTGAAGGTGCTGGGCTTGGGCCAGCATCATTGTTTGACGAAGGTGTAGTTGCTGCTGTAGTAGAACCATCTCTACGTGAACCACCTAGGGATTCTGATAATGAGTCGCCTTGTACACCGAATCCTTCATCATCAAAGCCTAGTAAGTCACCTAACCAAGTATCACCGAAGGACGGTCCCTCTTTACCATCTGTATCTTCTAGGTTTTCATATAAGCCAGACTCACCACCAAAGATACTACCTCTACGTTCTAGGTCATGTTCAATACCTTCAGCATCCATACGCTCAATAATATCATTGTACTTTGCTACACCTTTTGCGTTAACAAATGCTGCAACAGGAAGTCCTGCAGATGTAGCTATCGCTGTAGCAATCTTATTCATTGTTGATAAACCTTGAGCAGTTTTAAGAAGCTCTTCTTTTGGTATGTTATCAACATCTATTTCTGGTTCTTTTAATCCACGCTTAGGTGTTGGAGTACCATCATCTTTACCTACTTCAGTTTCAGTAGTTACAGCTACTTGTTCTGTAGTGTAACCTTCTTTTATCTTTTCTTCATATAGCTTCTGTTGTGTAGGTAATGTCAGTGTAATAATATCACCCTCTGGTCCATACAGAGTAACAGTAGTATATTCAGTAGGTGTTGTTTGGCTTGGCTGCGTAAAACTAAACCCTGCACCAAACTGAGATAGTAGATCAGGTGCTGTAAATGTAGGTTGTGTAAAGTCAGGTGTCTCTTCTGTAACATTAACAGGAGCATTTGTAACAGGCTCACCGTCTTCTAACCCACCAGGGTTATAGCCTTTTCTTACCTGACCACCATATGCATAACCAGCGTTACCCTGAGCTACAGGTGCACCTTGACGATACATCATCTGTTGTTGTTGATAAGGATCAGCTTGTGTTGATTGTGTAGGCTGTTGTGTAATGTAACCTCCTACTGCAGCACCAATAGCTTCTAGCTCTTCCATTTCTTCAGGAGATAGTTCAGAGACTTCCATAACAGCAATAGGCTCACCACCAATACGTCCATCTCTATCCATACGAGCTAATTCTACTTTAGCGTTTTCACGTAGGTCTTCAAAGAACTTTAAGCCATAGAAACGAAGAACATCAGCAGGTACAACATATTCACCTTCACTTAATTGCGCTGGGATGTCATCACGTACTTCTTCAGGAAGGGAACCTGGTGGTACATCATTACCTGATACTGGGTCTTTCTCAGCACGGCTTGATTTAAACACCGCATCCATTTGTTCGTCCATAGCTACTCCACCTTTTGCATATCCTTCAGGATAGTATACTTCAATATTATGAGAGAAGTTAACATCCTCTACAGGTTCTTGTCCCTCATAGCTTTTATAGAAAGTATGATTACCAATAGTCATACCATCTTTGCCACCAAAATCCGTTTTACGTTTCTTTGCCAATTTCTTATTTAAAAAGAACGTACTGCCTTTTGAAGCATCTTCACCGTACTGAATATAATCAGCCATCTCTGTAAGACGCTCATTTAATGTATCTTGATCAACAGGTATATTATCAATAGAACCGTACTTACCTACAGGTTCAAACTCTCTAGGGCTTAGAACTTCATCGACTGAATCAGGAAAACGATCTGACATCAATCTATTAAAGATAACACCTCTAATAGCGTTACGTCCTTCTACACCTTCTCCTTTAGCTTCCTCATTAACAACACGTTCAATCTTTTTAAGATCGTCGTAAGAAAGCTTTAGTTTAGGACGTAGTTTAGGTTTAGGACTTTGTTCCATTAACTTTGTCTCTCAAATATTTTAGTCTACGTAATGCACGAATACCACCTTGCGTTTGGTGTATCTCAACTACGTGTTCTGATTGCTCTAACCGTTTATGTAATTCTGCAATGTTATTATCCAACTCTTCACAGAATGCATCCCACTCAGCTTTATTGTTAACGAAAGCCTTAAGCGACATTACCACTGAATCCTTGCTCACCTGGTGCAGGAGCTACGCCAGTACCAATAGTACCGCCACCTGCGCCTGTCTGATCTTGTGCATCAGCACCTGCTGGCGCTGGGCCTCCTGCCTCTGGTGGCATTGCAC